ATACACTGACCATAATTATTATACATTTGTGGTTGGCTTTGAGCGTAGTGCACACCGTTATTGAACATTATGAATATCAGTATCCACTTCAATTAACAATGCCTTTGACCGTATCAATACCTTGTTCAAAGTAAGGTGCTGCCGCATCAATAGTGTAAGTTCCCACGGGTACAATTACTTCTTGAATAATACCAATTCCAATTACTGCCATCGCTAAAAATTCTAAGACCATAGACGTTCTCCTTTATGTTATGTCTACTACTTCACACACATCACCAGTGCAAGCTAGAGTTTGCGTACTCAAAGTGTTGTCTTCTTGTTCGTACTCAGAAAGTTTAGACCAATCTATCTTTTCTGGCATCGAACTTAATAGTAACTCATATTCATCCTTAGTGCAATCCTGATATGGTGCTTGTTGATAAGTATGATCGGAGTGTGGTAAAAAAGATACACCTGACATCTCATCAAAATGTTCATAAACAAATGCACCTACAGCCATCCACTCATGTTCTCTAACTGTACAAGTAATACTAGGTTTGTGCTCACACCAATGTCTTTGATACATGAGCCATAGTTCTAGTTGTTCTATAGCAGACATATCATCTCTAGTCACTGCACTTGTTGGAGATTTAACAGGAAAACTAAACACTACTGTACTATCAGGTTTCATAACGCAAGGCTCACTAGGTATACCTTGATCCATCATTAACTTGGTGAGGGGATCGTTAATATCACCACGTACAGTACGGATATAATATGGACTGTGGCGAGGGTGTATACCAGAGGCACTGTCAACCAACTGGGAGACTGTCCCTGACGGTTTGACGCAGCTAATTGCAGTAGCTTCGGGTATGTCCAAACGGCTAGACCATTCAGAATTAGTGATAATAGCGACATCTTTTAGGTGCTCCAGTGTCTTATCTAAACCTCTATTTTCATTAGTGAGTAATCTGTTGTCCATAATGCCTGTTAGTGACACTCCCAACAACCTCTCCTCTTCTGTATTTCTTTGCCACACTTTTCGCAAGTAAGGAAACTTAGTGTAGGTGGACTGGATAGTTCCCAAAACTGTTGCCATACGGACTTTTCGTTCAAGATCTTCAATAGTGTCTGTAGACCTAACCACAACTTCAGTAAGATTACAGAACTGATACGGCCTAAGTATGATCTCAGAGCATGGGTTCGTTCCAAAGTCATAATATGGATCTCGCCTGTCATTCTTTGCAGCTTGTTTTTTAGATGCTTCACGATTAAATATTCCTCTCTCCCCTGATTTACTCTCAACTAACGCAAGCCATTCACGCATAAAAGTTTCCATCTCAGGCTTTTCAGTGTACGCTACAGAGTTATTAGCTAGTGCTCTATGTCCTGTGTTTACCCACCAATCACCTGCTTTAGCGTGACGCATACGTTCATCACTAAGGTTACTCAAGGATATCATAGCGCTGCGTCTTACGCCACCCATAACAATAACTTCACCTATCTTACACATAATGTCGTGACACTCTAAGCTGGTCAACTTACGTAGCTCTGCTTGTTTAAATGTGTGTATGCAAAAATTAAATAGATCAACGAGTGGACCTGGCCCTGATGCCCTGCCACCAAAGGTTTTAAGTCTTGCACCTGCAGGACGTACACGAGAGATATCCCACTTAGGTATCTCACCAGCCCAAAGGAGTGCCAACAATTGTCTGAACGACTTAGCCCATCCCTCCTTGCTGTCCTTTACAACGATAGTGGTATCGCTCACGAAGAGAGTAGGGACTTCAGGGAGCTTACTGATGTATTGCCTCTCGACACTGAACCCGACACCAGTACCACAGAGAAGGATAAACATAGCCTCATCAAATGACTTAGGGTCATCAACAGGTAAGTAACTACAATTATATCCTGCAGTGTTATCTCTGTTTAGTGCAGCACCTGCTGTCATCATAGCTCTCATAGAGGGCATAACTTCTAAGTTTAATATAGCATCACGTAGTTTTTTTACATATGAATCATCACCTGCTAATGGTATAATGACGTTGTTCATATATCTTTCTACTGTATCTCCCCAAGACTCTCTCCCTGTCTTATCAAAGTATTTTGCGTACCTAGATTTATGTATAAAGCTTTGATAATCTGTAGGTAAATAATTATCCATATTTACCACCTTTCTTTAATGTTTAAGTTTTCTAATTGCACATCATCTATGTCGTGAAATGTGTTATGTATTAAATCATACACATCATCTTCATGTGCTTCCTCTACAGAAGAAAATATATTATTATCCTCTTCTATATTTAATAAAAATGTAACACTAAATTTTTTCTTTATCATTTATTAAACTCCATCCAACGTTTCTTCATCCTTAGTAAATACCATATTGCTTTGTCTATATCTTCTAAACCATTTTTGTCTTCACAGCGCCACATATACTTTAATACGTTTGCTGCTTGAGGTGCTATATATCCTGACATGTTTTCTGTCATGGCTTCTATTGCATCTATGCACTCTATACCAGCCTGATTATAATGTATAGGTTTATTCACTGGATCAATATTAGTCATGCATTACCTTCCGTTTTAGTCCATTTAGTAAGCTTAAGAACTTTACCATTAGTTCCCTCTACTGTTTCATATAGAGGTTTTTCTTGTTTGTCAAGGCTTAATAAATAATCTCTTCTATCAGCTACTGCTTCATACAAAACTTCATCTTCTTGAGCCATCTCTAAAAACGTACCCATTAAAGTAGCTAAGTGAACTAAGTGTGACATAGTTTCCATACCAGTTTTTTTCATAGCACCACAAGCCAAGCCTGTCTCTAGCTCACCTGTCCATTCTCCTTTTTCGTCAAAGCTTGCAGGTCTTAAAAGTATTGCTACCTCATCATCTTTTATTTCATAAGGCATTACGTATTCCTTTTCTTACCTTTGAATGCTATAAGTTTCATCTTAGTAGGCCTTCCTTTTTCCTTTAACCACTCTTCAGGTATAACACGATGCGCCCAAAGAAACTCGTTCTTATCGCACCAATTGCAGTATCTTGACTTAGCACCTTTGTACAGCTTTGCCATAGAGTTACTGAACACAAATCGTATGTCTAGTTCAGGGTGTTGCTTTCGTATCTCCATGTGCTTTCGTCTGTCTTCGCTATCAAAGATACCTTTTGTTTCTATTATTATACCGTTATCCAAAATAAAGTCAGGTGTGTAAGTTCTGTATCGTAGGTCCTCCCACTCTATCTTTAGAACCTCATACCTGACTCTAGTTTGATTACCTTTTAGGAACGCAGCGACTTCACGTTCTAGCCCACTGCGATACCTTCTGGAGTTATGACGCCTCTTCTGTGACATCCTCGTTCTCTGTTAAGGATTGTTTGATACGCGACACTAAGATATCACCTACTGTTTTAAGTGTGCTTAACTGATAGGTAAGCTGGCGCTGCATGTTTGCATTGTATTGCAACTCTCCTACCAGATTGTTTTGCTCTTCTGTAAAATCTTCTGTATCGTATTCTACTTCATCAATTACTACTTTAGTCATATTGGTCACTCCATAAACTTACATATTCTACTGTTGGTGGTGTTAACTTTCCACTGTAAACCTTAGATGGTAAGGCTCTAAGTGTAGGCCAACATTTCTTTTTGTGTGAGCAGAAACTACACACCTTTGCTAGTTTGTGATTGCCGCTTGTTTTACCTCGATATACTTCTGGCTCAGAATCAAAGCAACGCTCAAAGGGTTCATCTTTATCTAAGTAATCATATGTATCCTCTATCTTTTTTAACACTTCTTTTTTGTCTACCTCAGAAGCTGACACGTACTTGAAGTCACCATTTCCTTTGTTGACTACCCACCAGCCACCTACTTCTTTACCTGCAGCAGTAGCGTACCCTACAAGCTGTGACACATAACCAAACGAGTCACCCTTATTTAAGCTATGAAAGTCTTCAAACTTATTAGTAAATGACCAAGGTGAAGCAGACTTAACATCATCTACCTTATTGTCAAGAACCATGTCGTACTCACCAGATATCTCTGCTTTGTTTGACAGCTTGAGTGTCACGTTATCGTTATCTTCAAACTCTGTGCCTGATGCTCTAAGCAATCCTTTAAACACAGCCTCAACTATATCACCTATGATCATGTTAATCTTAAATGATGCAGGTAGAGGCTCTGCGTTCTCAGGTTTGTTCTTATCAAACCATAGCTGACACTTAGGACGCCCTACATTTGACATCCTAACTTTGAACTTTCGTTTCTCAGAGTTAAACTGTTTATGTAGGGCTTCTTTAATATCATCAG